GACTTTTTGTAGATTTTCAGGATCCGAGAAGTCAATCGTAGCGGAAAGATACCCGCCGTTCTTTCGGATAGACGGCAATACCGTTTCTGTTATCCATCGCTTGAATTTCTTTGCCTCTTGTTTTTGGCTTGACAGTATTGCGGTATATAGCCCGGATTCGTTTATCACGGTTATTGATCGACCCTGACCCGACGAGTTGTCGGTACAGCTTTCTTTGTCTTCTGCGTCAATTCTTCGAGTCATTGCCTCGGTGTCAGAATAGCCAAGAATAAAGGCAATATCCTTTGCGGCCCACCACGGACTATCTCCATTCATAAACACGCGCACGTCATCGAAAGAATCGAACGAAAAGACTTTAATGTCTGTTGTTTCCATGTATTCCCCGTAAAATAGAAAAGGCTTCTACCATCCCCGCTGGCGGGCGTTCGGGCGCGTGTACTCACGCCCTGGGATGGTAAAAGCCTCTTGATTATCGCCCAGTACAAGGCGCTTTGTCAACTTCCGCCAGTTAGTTGACTCTTAGACCCTAACATAAAACGAAAAGTTTGTCAAGGGACTAACACGATTTCTGCATCGTAACAGGCTATTTGTTACGATGCAATTTGTCAGGAATATGTATCATTTTCCTGACGGTTCCATTGACGATCCCATACGTCCCGATACGTCGGATTCTGGAGATCGGCTACCAGGTCGGCGGCTTCCTTCGCGCCTTCAAGGCCGACACGTTGCGCGATGCACACGCCAGCCTTTACGGTATCCCATTGTTTAGGGAAGACGTGGTAGAGCTGGCAGCAGGCGTACTCGACCGGCGGCGGGCAGGTGCGGACGTACTCCTGGGGCCAACAGTCCTTTGCCCAGGGGTTCCGGTATCGATAGGTCAAAATAGCTCCTCGGACATGAACCCATCGCACCCGGTTTCCGGCTTGAAGTCTCCAATGGGCGGGCCGTATGCCTGGTTGTAAGAATCGCGGGCCTTGTACCTCCAGCACGACTCACGGATAGAACAGGTATCGCCGTCTTTTGCGCCGGAACACTTTTGAATATCAGGCATTTGCGACTATCCTCCTACACCCACCGCCGATACGGTACTTCTCTTGCTCGCTCTCGGGGAGCTTGAAAAACTCATGGGCCAGGCGAAAGAACCTACGCCCCGCAAGTTTCTTCTGTTCGCCGTCTTTCTTCAATGGCCACGGGCCTCCGTATATTGAGTACTCGAACACAATGCCCTTGTACTCGTATATATGCGGGCCGCAAAGATAGCCTATGACCTCTCGCGGTTTATCGCTCATGCGTTTCTCCTTCTGGCTAACATTTGCTTAACCTGCGACGGGCTTGCCCGGAGTCAGGTTGAAGCAGTTGTTAGATGCTAAATCCAACTGTATAGGTATGCCATATGCACATAATACTTCATCGTTTCTTCATGTCCACTGCCCATGGCCGCCATTATATCAACATGGTCTTGGCCGAGTCTGTCATGCGGGCTCCTCGCAAGATGTTCTGCGGCCGCCTTAAGTCTGGCGTAACATCTATCGTATCCAGGCCAGTCACCGTCACCCTTCGGCATCTCCTTGCGCCGAGCTTCAACTGGACTGTCTCGTAAAATTGTCATATCAACCTCCGTTTGCCGTCCGTGTTCGATTTATTGAACACGGCAAGAATCCATCTAACATTTGCTTAACCTGCGAAACGCTACTGCGTTGAGTCAGGTTGAAGCAGTTGTTAGATGATCTTCTATTCTTTTCTTGGCAATCTCAAAATACTTGTCATCTTTTTCAATGCCAATAAAGTTTCGTTTTGTATTGATACAGGCAATTCCTGTACTACCAGAACCCATTGTATTATCAAGGACTGTTTCGCCTTCAAGCGTGTAGGTTTTTATTAGGTACTCAAGCAATGCTACTGGCTTTTCAGAACTATGTAATCTACTATAATTATCTACACACTTGAATTCTAATATATTTGTAGGGTATCTGCTTGTACTACCACCTGTATAATCCCTTTTATTTTTTCCATGATAAGCCTTGCCATTACTACACCCTTTAGCACTATTGGTAGGCACATGACCCTCAGAATGTTGTGGATAGTATGTTTTTCCTCCAAAAATGCAAACTTCCTCTATTTTTCGTATAGGCATTCTTTTTGCATGAAAAAAGTTAGTGCCTTGATTTTTAATCCAATACCAACAATACTTAAATGCTTTCTCATTACTACATATAAGTTTTGTGGTAAAAGGCTGTGAGGAAAATAGACCGACCACTCCATCACTCTTTAGTATTCGGTTATATTCTACCCACAAATTATCCATGTTGATGATAGAATCCCAAGAAGGGGCGGTCATACCAAAAGGAAGATCAGCAAGAATAAAGGATATAGACTTGTCTGGTATATCTTTCATTTTTTCTAAACAATCACCATGTATTAGTTGCTATCTTTCCTCCTTGCAAATTATCCAGATAACTTGTTATCTGGTTGTTTGTCATCCTAACAACACGATACACGGCCCTGCCAGCAGGACAGGGATCACAAAGGCGCTCACTTGGAGCGTTTTTCAAGGATTTCTTCGATCTTCGCATAGGAAGGATCGTCGATGTACGCTGGCAACCCAAGACGGCTCTTGGCGTGCCACCCCTTTTGAGGCTGAGTGTGCATTCTGTAGATCTTGGTAGCCCCATCCAGGACTTCGTGGAAATACACTTCCTGGACATCCGCGCCGATCGCACGACGGAACGAGCCGAGAAGCTGGGGCATCCCGACCACCGCCGTGTACGGCTGGGTGGAATTGGCCGGGCGCTTGAGTTCCTCCACCTCGTCGCCTTCGACCTTGGGCAACGCCGTTATGACGATGTTGACACCCCGGCGGAAAGCGAGTTCCTTGGTTAGGTTCATCAGCTCGTTCTGTCTGGAAGTCAGGAGAAGGTAATCCCGGGGCGTGGCGTTAGTCTCCGTCACGTCCCGTCCGTCCGCGCGGGCGATCTCGGTGAGCATCCCAAGATTCAGCTTCGTCCAGGAATCCAGGACGAGCGTGCGTCGGTTCGTGAGAGGGCCTCCATCCGGGTCGAACACGTCCCGTCCGGCCACCCAGTCCTTCAATAGAGTGAGGACTGTCTTGTACACCTCCCCGGGCGGGAGGTATATGTACGGGTGGTTCTGCTTCCTGAGTGAGACATTCTCGCCGAGCTCCAAGTCCACAAACAGCGGAGAGGGGAACGTGCCAGCGAACGTGGTCTTGCCGGATCCGTACGCCCCGTAACTCAGGACGCGGATGCCGACCTTCCTTCCTCCCTCACCGTACTTTTCCAAGCGGCTCCCCCACTTGCTTTTGTCTGGATCAAACATCTACGTCTCCTCGGTCATCATATTGGTTTGCGCTTTCGATGTCAACCGTCCTTTCGAAGAAAATCTCGCAATTCGGATCGACCTTGATGAACCCGGGCAACGCCGGAGTCCCAGGGTTGATGTCCTCGACCACACAAAGCTCACCGTAACCGCACCCGAACTTGGCGCATGTGGAGGCGTGGCACGGAAAGTAGAAGAACGGAGCTTCCGGATCCTCGTAGTACGACGAGAGTTTGTGCCGTATGTCGTGCAACGTGCCCCTGGCCCCCTCCTCGAAGGCGGGCCAGTCCTGCCCACTCTTTCTCACACTGAGCGGCCTCGCGCACGAAGGCGGTTTCGTCTTGAGGTTCAGCACATCCGGCATGACCGCTATGGTCACTTCACAGGGCACGACCTTCCCAAACCCGACCACGTCGATCTCCGGAACATTGCGCAGGAGCGCTTCGTACAAGGTCGCCTGATCGTCATACTCGAACGCCCGAACCACCGCATCCACACTCCACCGGGTCGTCTTCGTGTCCATGATGAGGAGTTCCTCGCCTTCCTTGTCCCAATACACACGGTCAAGCCGTCCGGTGAGTTCGTAACCGTCGGAAAGGGCGACCTTCAGGGGCCACTCGGCCCGGATGGGCACGAGCGTTTTCATGTCCCCGGGGAGCATGGTTTCGCACCATCTGCGGAATCCGTGGTATGTCTCGAATCTTGCCTTTTCGAAGTCAGCTTCCTCGTAGAACATGTCCTTAAACCCGGAGATGCGCTGTTCCAGCCTTTCCAGAGACCCCGGAATGTCCACGTCGCCCGAGTCCTTCCATTCGTTGAAGACCCCTTCCTGGGCCTCATGGATCAGGCGACCCACAATCAGGGACGGGCTTTCGTTCTGAGGCTCAAGTCCGCACACCCTATGCAGGAAGAACTTGCGCGGGCAATCCCTGTATTCGCTCAGGGTATGATACCCCCTAGGAGAGGCTGGCATTCTGAACCTCCCGTATCAGGATGAACTTTCCCGGGACGACCTCAACCCCCCGGATCTCGTGCAACGACCCCGTCTGGTCTTTGTACATCACCGGAAGATGCCTCTCGCCCTCCCC